GGACATCGTCCACGTCGTAGAAGTCATCTGCTTTGCCTTCTCTATTCTTGAACTTCATAATAACATCTTCTTCAATAATAGTCAAGACACTTTCTCTGAATTTTTCACTCTCCAGTTTGTTGACCCATTGTTTGCGCTGGAACTTTTCCTTAGACCCATCATTGTGGATTAGCGTAAACCATGCACCAGACTGTTCAAGCCTCTCAGAGATTTGGATTGCATCGAACCAACTTTCTTCATCTTGGACGCCGATGTTCTCGCCCCACAAGATTTTGAACGTGCATTGACGACCTTGAGTTCCAAAACGGCTTTTCTTTAAAGTACATTTGACTTCTGAAC